GACGGCGTCCACGGCCCGCTTGACGGCCCGGAACTCGTCGTAGGTGAGGTCAGCCAGTTCCCGGTTCGCCTCCGGTACGGCCTCGTCGACGAGGTTCTTCATGTCCGCGTACAGCTGCGGATCGTACTTCTCGAGGAACGCGAGGTAGCTCGATGCCGACTTCTCCGTCTTCCCGATGTTGACGCTCGCCAGGATGGCGCGGGCGACGTTGACGTAATCCATGTCGCGCGTTTTGGAGAGCTTCTCGTCGGACTTTTGGAGCACCTTCCAGCGCTCAAGCGACGAGCCGACATCTTCCTTCGCCTCGTCCGCGGCCATGAATCCGGCGTGGAATGCGGTGCTGTTCCGGCGCTGTACGAGCGCCTCGGCGTCGTCGCCCTTGATGTGCGCTTCGAGCGCGGCCTTGTTCGCCCGGCGTTCGGATGCCGCATAGACCTTTGGGTTGATGGTCCGGAGAGTCTGCCGCCCGACCGCCCGCTCGGCTTCCTTACGCACGATGTCGAGGCGCGGGATTCCGCCGGCCACGAGGCGCAGCATCTTGGGATCGCCACGGGCGAGAATCTGCATCTCAAGGAGCATCTGCTCGGCGCGGGCGTCGTTGTGGATGGAGGCGAGGGCGTACTCCTTGAAATCCGCCTCGGTCGGCTCGCCGCCGTACTCGGCGAGCATCCGCTCCTCGGTCAGGCGGTCGATCTTGTTCTTACGCTCCTCCATGCCCTGGAGGGCGTTCAGGAGCGCCCGGCCATCCTCGAACCTGAACATCCCGGCCGCGATGTCGATGTGCGTCCCGCCTTCGGCGGTCGTGATGGCGCGCGGGAGCATGCTCGGCTTGATCTCGACAGGCAGGGAGTCGCGGTCGATCTTGAGGGCGGGGGTCAGCAGCTTCACGCCCGCGGGAGTCTCGTTCTTCTGGAGGACGGACACCGCGCGGTAGATCGGCTCCTTGTTGACGTCTTCCTCGACCTCGGCGCGGGTCTTGGCCTTCGCGTCCTTGTACCACTCCATCTGTTCGCGGCGGGCCTGCTCCATGCCCTTCTGAAGGAGCTTTTCCTCGGCGATCTGCTTCGCCTTGAGCGTGAGTTCCGCGTACCGCTGGGCCTGCTCGTCGGTGGCGCCGGCCGACTTGGCATCCTCAAAGAGAGGTGCCTGCGCCTGATCGAACTGCGCCTGAAGGATCTCCTCGTCGGTGGCGAGGAGGCGGTCCATGACCTTGCGGATGTCGGCGTTCAGTTCGACGCCGAGGGCTTCCTTGGCGCCCTGGTAGATGTCCGTCAGCCATTCCTTGAACCGGTAGAACACGCCTCGCAGCTTCTTGGACGGGGCGTTGCCCTCGAGCAGGTACTTCTCGAACGACCTCGCCCATTGCTCGTGATTGTCCTTGGAAATCTTCTCGCCTTCCTTGCGGCCGAGCCAGTCGAGGACGGTCTTCCAGTCGGCTTTGATCTGATCGGATGCGCCCTCACGCGTGGCGAGCCGCTCCAGCAGGTCGAGGTACAGGTGGCCCGTCTCGTGCAGGAACGTGGAGGAATCGGCCTCCTTGAACAGGTCTATGTTGACCGCAACGTCGCCCAGGCGGATCCGGCCGCGCGGCTTGCCCGCCTCGCCCGGCTGCTCGTGGCCGAAGGCTCGCTCGAAAACGGCCATCACCTTTTCGACGGTCGGATTCTTGACCTCCACGCTGTCGTGCATGCTTCCGGAGGAACTCTCGTTGCTGACGTCAACGTTGATGGGATCGCCAGGGAACTCCCGCTTGTAGTCCTTAAGGATCTTCGCGATCTGCTCGACTGTCGGCATGAAGTTCGCGCTGATTCCAAGGCCGCTCATGTACCTTACGGCACCTGCGGCTTTCTGGAACTTCAGCATTACGTCGGTAGCGGTTCCCTCGTAGATTTCTCCGTGGGTCGGATCCTTGCCGCCGACACCAACCGCGTCTCTGATCTTCGCGCCGAGTTCGCGATGGTCGATCACCCTGTGGCCGGCCAGGTAGTCCCCGGCCTGCCCAGGAAGGGCGACGTATCTATCGCCGGACTTCTCATAGCCTACTGCCTGATGCCGACCGGAGAGGTCAAGGTATGTGCCGTCCGGAAGAACGTACCCGGCCTCATTGAGGTTGTTGGTGACGCCGAACTGCTCCTTCGCCACGTTGCCGAGGTTCTCGTCGTAACCGTAGGAAACCTTCTTTCGCCTGGGCTGCTCGAACACCTGTCCCTCGGCGGTGACGGGAATCTCCCCGCGCCGCTCGACCGTCAGGGGACGCTCGCTGAACAGCTGGTAGGGGTCGACGTTCTCGCGCTGCCCGAGGGTCTGAAACGTGGCCGAGACGTACTTCGCGACCGCCGCAGCCTCCTTCTTGAACCCAGCGGATTCGAGCGCGGCCTTGATCTCGTCGGACACCTTCTGGACGGACGCTACGACCTGCTTATGCTTCGCGCGGGCGGCGATGGCTTCCTCGAGCTTCCGGTCCTGCTCGGCCTCGGCGAGGTTCGAGCGGATGGCCTTCTGGAATTCCTGGTCGGTGACGGCGTCGATGATGTGCGCCGGGATCTCGTCGCTCATGACGGCCGACGACGCCTTCTCGCGGGCCTGATCCGCACGCTTGATCTGGTCGACGAGTTCCTCAGGGTTCATGCCGTATTTCGCCGCGACCTCGTCGATGGGGGCCGCGTAGGCTCGGCCTTCCTTGTCGACGCGCCGCATGTCGGCGATCATGTTCTTCGGGATACCGCTCGTGGTGAGTTCCTCGGCTTGCTGCCCGGCCTCGTTCAGCCAGTAGATCTTCCCGCCGAAATCGTGCTCCACTTGACTGATGATGTCTGACCGCTTGAGTTCCGCGAGCGTGGCGTTCGCTTCGCGCTTCGCGACCCGCTTGGCGATCGGCAGGATGACCTGATCGGAGAGCGATTCGGCCGCCTTCTGCTCGGCCTGGGACCGCGCCTCCTCCATGAGCCTTTCCGTCTCGCTGACGGTCATGTCCATGGGGTCGCGCCGGATCTCCCCCTGCATGAAGGTCTTCTCTTCGGGGGACATCGTCAGGTATTTCTCGGTCGGGATCTGGATGTCGCCGTTCTTTTCGACGGCCTCCGCGAAGCCCTCGGCGTTGCCCCTCAGTTCGGCGATCCGCTGCGCCGGGTCGACGCCCGCCTTCTGGTAGAACTCAGCGAGGGGCGCGGCGGCCACCGTGACGTAGGGTAGGCCGATGCGGTCGACGACGGCCTTCGCGATGCGCTCCGACTCCTCGGGGTTCGTGGCTGCCAGCTTCACCTGATCATGCAGCTTGGCGATCTTGCCGAGCGTCTCCTGGGTGTGCTTGGCCTGACGAATCTGGTGGACCTCCGTCGCCGCGTGCATGCCTGGGCCCGCGCCGCCGAGCAGTATCATCGCGCGCATCGTCTCCGAGAAGATCCCGATCAGCCGTTCCATGATCTCGCCCGGGGTCGCCTTTTCGAACTGCCCGGAGGACGCCATCTTGGAGAGTTCCTCGGCGACGACGTTGACGCCCTCCTGCATGACCTCGGTGACAGACTCGCCGAGCGTGGACCCAGCGTATTCCTTGCCCATCTCCAGCAGGACACGGGCCATCGTTGGCTTTGCGACCACGTCCTTGATGCCTTCAACGAACATGCGCTTCGCCGCGGCCTTGAACGGCGCGGTGAATAGCTTGACCCCCACCACCTCGAGAGCGGCGTTCAGGACACCAACGGTGACCGCGGCGCTACGCTTGACGCCCTCGTCCAGCTGCTCGCCGTTCTTCCCGCGGATCTGGTCGAGTTCAACGTAGGCGTTTCCACCCTCCGTGATGAACGACTGCTCGGCCATGCCGAACATCATCCCGGTCCCGAACCCGCCAGCGAATCCAGCCGGCACGGTGATGGGGGCGGCCGGACCGCCAGCCACGCCGAGTCCAGCGCCGAAGATTGCGCCCTCGGCCCCGCGCTCAAGGGCCTTGTCCGCGGTGTCGACCATCTGGGCGACGAGCTTCGATGTCGGGTAGAGCCACCGAGAGGCGAAGTCATCGCCCTGCGGGGTCTGCTCCATGCGCTTCTGCGTGTCGGCGATGGCCGCCTTGAGTTCTGGGCTGTCGTTGCCGAAGACGCGCTGCATGCCGAGACGCCCAAGGACGTTGGTCCCGACGCCAGCCTCGGCTCCCGTGCTGAGAGCCTCCCCGGCTCGCTCGAGGAAGGACGTCCGTGACGTGTCTCCCTGAAGGAATGCTTCACGGCGGCGCGCGGCGCCTACCGCCGCCGAGGTGTAGGACTTCTCCATCTCGTCGAGCGTCCGCTTCGGCGGCGGGCCGTAGGTGAACGCCCCAGGAGCGGAGAAGAACGGCCCGGAGTCCTGCTTCGCAAAGTCCTCGGCTGCTTGCTTACGGGCCGCCGGACCATGGATAGCCTCGAGTTCCTGATCCGTCGAGGGGCGGAACTTTGGGGCGGCGAGCTCGCCGAGCGCCCTCTCGATCTCTGCCATGCGAGAGAGATCGTCCTTCCCGGCGGCCCGGCGGTAAGGGTCGGTCGCCCAATCTGCGGTCGCCGGCGCTGTCTTGCGGAGTTCCTCGAGCTGGCCCGGCGTCATCTGGTCCTGGGCCGCTCTGGTACCGGGGATGTCGCGGAAGACCGTGTCGATCGGAAGCCCGCTGCGGATTGATAGCTGTAGCGCCTCGGCCGCCTGCGCGGGCGGGATCTTGCTGGCGAGGTGCTCGGAGGCGTTCAGGCGCTGCTGTTGGCGGGTTTCCGCGTCACGGAGGAACGCCGAGTACGGCCCCTCGTCCTGCGACTCGGCCGGCTCGAGAGGGTCCGCGTTACTTTCCAGCATTCGACTTCGCCCCCGCCCTCTGCTGAAGAAGCTTGGAGTACGCCTCTCCGAGCATGAGATCGTCCCATACGATGCCGTGCCTTTTGAAATCGGAGATGATGAAATCTCGATCGGTCTTCGGGATGTTGTCCGTCATGAATTGCTGTATGCGAGACTGAGATGCGTAAGCCTTTTCCTTGGTGCCGAACGGGCCCCAGGTCCAGCCCATGACGCCCGGCTTGATGACCTCTTTCAAGAGATTGTCCGTCATCTCCTGAATCTCGCGGTCGGGGATGTCCTTGTCCTTGTTCGCTGGGATGGACTGCCACTGGCGCACCTTGTCGTTGATGACGCGCAGGAAAGACTCGTGCTCCTTCTCTGGGATCTTGCCCATGATCGTGCCGCTGACGATGCCCGCCGTGGTCCGGAAGCCATCCGCATCCTTCTTCGCCTTGGCGTCATCCTTGATGAGTCCTGCCTGGAGCTTCACCAGTTCCTGGAAATCGCCCTTCGAGAACTTGTCGACGTAGTCGTAGAGGTTGAGGTTCTTAAAGGCGCCCCGGGTGCCCTCGTGCGCGGCCATGAGGTTGAGCGCGTACCACTGGGCGTCGTCCGTGACCTTCTCGCCCTTGGCGTAGTTCATGAGGGTCTTACGGTCCGTCGGCGAGAGGCTGTCGCGCAGCTCGGCCGACAAGTCGGTGAACTTCTTCCCGCTGTCGATCTCGTTCGCGGCTTCAACCATGCCCTGCTTTCGGGCCTCTTCACGGCTCCGCACAACTCCGGCCCACCGCTGCCGGGTCAGCTGTTCCGCCTGCGCCCGAACGTCCGGGTCCTGGATCTTCCGCGCCTCCTCCATGGCGGCCTCTTCGGAGGTCGGTACGGCGTGCTCTTCTTTCGTGTTCCAGTCCACATAGTTCGTGAAAATCTTGTCGACCTCGCGCTGGGCGGTGCCGAGCGTCGACTCCCGCTTGACCATGGCGGCGGCCCGGCGCGCGTCGTCGCCGACCAAGTCGTCCTTGTGCGCCGTGTAGTAGTCCTTCGCGGAGAGGTCGTTGCCGCTGTTCAGCATCATCCCAAGGACGCCGAAGTGCAGGTCGGACTTCTCCTTGGCGATCTCGTACTCGGTCTGGTCGCTCAACCAGCCCTGGCGCGCGGCGCGCTTCCGCACATTGTCGTCGACCATCTGGACCTCGAGCGGGACTACGGACGGATCGGCAGCGGCGCGGTTCTTTGAGGAGGCGATCGCCGCTCCAATCTCGTTTTCCTCCACGACGGCGGATTGCTGGTCGAGGTGGTCCTGCGCCCATCTGGTGACATGCATGCGCCGTGCGTCGGCCATCTGCGCGTACTGCTGGCGCTGGGCCTCATTCGCGAGTCCTTTCTGCCGCTCGGCCACGAACTTGTCGAAGCCGCCGGAGATCTCGTCGGGCACCGTAAGGGCGTCCTTGCCGAGCTTCTTCTTGGCGGCCGAGACGTTCTGGATCTCCCAGTCGTTCAGGGCGCGGCGCTCCTCCGACAGCCGATTCGCGTCCCAGCGCTCCTGTTGGGCCATGGCGATGCGCTGGACGTCCTGATTGACGCCGCGGGCGGCGTCGAACACCTGGGCGCCGGCGCGACCGCCGCCGAACGTCTCCGGGGAGACGCCGGGGTCGAGGACGCGAGGGCGAAGCGGATCCTGCTGGACGCGCGGATCGCCGTACCTGGGTGCCTGCGGCATGGCTATCGGTACCTCGGATCGGACATGGACTTACCGCCCGGCGGGCGCACATAGATGTCGGCGCCGCTGCCGCTGGGCGGCTTTTTGTACGTCTCGTAGAGGTATGCCCCGCGCATCACGTCCTGGGCCGCCTGGAGGCCGCCCGTGGCAATGGTACTGACCGCTTGGCTCCTGGCGGCGTTCAAGCCAGCGGTGCCCCGATAGCGCATCATGCTGGCGTCTTTACGGAGGCCGTAGGCTTCCCGGATGGCGTTGTTCCCGGCCGTGATCCGGTCCTGGAGAGCCGCGGCATCCGTCTCGGCCTGGAGCGCGCCGGCCGTTCCGAAGTTCGGGTCGATTTCCATTCCACCGGTGGCGACGGACTGGGACGCCTTCAGGCGCTCGGCGCGACCGCCGATCTGAAGCGCCTCGGTCTTCCCTCGGTTGAGCGCGTCCGAGGCGGCCTCCTCTGCCTGGGAGGCGTTGTAATTCGCGAACTTCCGCTCAACGCCCGCAGCTGCCACCCCGGCCTGAGCCTGATTGACCGAGCTGCCGACCGCCGAAACGGCGTTCAGGCCCTGCATTGCCATGAGAAGTCCGGCGGTTTCGCCCATTCTTCACCAAAACGTATCCCCAGCCTCTATCTGAAGGGGATGATTCCTGCGGGGGCAATCGAGAGAATCTCCATGGGGAGCGGATCTATCTGCGCGATGCATACGCGTCCGTTGGAGTTCCAGGAGGCGTCAATGTCGAGGTCCGCGGGCCCGGTCAGCAGGTCCGTGGGCTCACTCCAGTCCTCGAATTCGCGGAGCTTGAGCTCGTACATGTTGCCGCGCTGGTCCGTATCGTCCTCGTCGGCGAATTCCTCGCCAGCGAATACGCCGCGGGTCTTGTTCAGCATCAGGGTCAGCTCTTTGATGAGCTTCTTCTTGTCCATCAAGGTCTCGCCCTGGGCCGTGTCGATGTTCAGCGTCTCGATCTGGGAGACGTAGGGGAGCCCGAACTTGACGATGGCGCCCGGGGGCGTGGAGAAGGTCACGGCCCCACTAGACACGGTCACGGAAGTCGTGTATGCTGCGTTATTCGGGCTCGTGATCACGTTCCCATCCGCGAACACCGCCAGACGCTTCCCCTCGAGATTCCAGAGTCCCGCGAACGAGAGCGGGCAACGCGCCCATGTCGTCCGTGCGCTCGCCCGAAGGTTTACCGGCACGTCGATGTCGACCGTTCCAGTCACCACGGTCGTGCTCGTGAAGCCGGTGATCGTGAACGTGACGACAACCCCCGTCGCCGACGTGATCTGATACTTCACCCCGATGTCCGTCGAGGCGAACGTCGCCACCGATGCGGTCAATGTGATGACGTCATTGACCGTGTACGTCCCGGCCGACGACAGCGTCAGCGTCGTCCCGCCCGTGTTCGTCCCGTCGAAGCCGATGGAATTGTCCATGAACGCCTGGGCCTCAATGTTCTCCTCCAGGAAGAACCGGACCTGCATCTGCTCGACGTGCCGCTTCGTCTCGCCGTTGATTGTGCGCTTCACCACGAAATAGGGGCGGTACTCTGTCGAGTCCGGCACTGTGCAAACCGCCTCGAATGTCCCATCCGTGTCGTGGCGGTGCCACGCGACGTACTGCTGATCCTTCACATAGGTCAGGCCGAGAAGGTCCCCGTCGCTGCGGATCATAAAGACGATTGACTGCGGAGTCTTCTGATATGCCCAGTCGGTGATGGTGTAGCCGGCGGTGAGATGCGGCGACCACATCCCGAGTTCCACGGGCTTATAGCCCTCTACCTCGAAGTCAAAGCCGATGTCGAAGACCTGCCCGCCCTGCTCTTGGACGAACAGCGCGCTCTGACCGACCGGAAGGGCGCGCAGCGTCGTGCAGCCGCTGTAGGAATGCGTCTCAGCGTCGACGTTCGTCGGGGTCATGGCGACGTCTGTGCCCGCGGTGATGGCCCATTCCGCACCGGCCGTGAAGACGATCAGCGATTTGCCGATGCTCACCATGCTTCGGATGGTGTCGCTCCGCTCTCCCGCGAGCTTTAGGATGATCGGGTCAGTGTCGATCGGGACGAATCGGAGGTCGAAGTTCGCGCAGCTGGTGTTGAACGAGGTCGTGATCGACAGCCAGATACCAGCCGGATCATTGTCCGTCGAGGCCAGCACTAGGCGATTCTGATGGATCGCCACGATGCCTGGATAGTTGCCGGAGGACCCAAAGAGTGCGTTCGTCTTCGGCGGGGTCTGGAGCAGATCGGGGTCCTGCCCAGTGTCCAGGAACGGGAAGGAAGACCCCTGCGCCGCGCCGATCAGACCGTAGATTCCGCCGATGCTCTTGTAGACCCGGTACTCGTAAGGGGACTGGTCTCCGGTGACGGCGATGCTGACCGAGATGGGGGCTGTGATCGTGGGGGCGTTGACCGCAGCCGTCTTGATGAAGTTCTGATAAACGTTGCCGTTTGCCGAATAGGCGGTGTAGCCGGTCGAGTTGATGCCAGCCAGTTCGAAGGTATTCGCCGTCGTCGCCCCCACCGAGAAGTAATGTCCGTTCAGCTCGGTCATTCCTACGACGTTGTCGATGTAGACATCGTCCCCGGTCGCGAAGCCGTGAGCATTCGAGGTGATGACGCACGGATTGGCCTGGGTCGCTCCGGTGATGTTGTGGGAGATGCCGCGGCCCCAGGAGGATTCCTCGCCGTAGTTCAGCTGGGTAGTGTCGATTACGCGACGGGTTACGCGATAATAGTAGAAGTTCGCCCCTGCCGTTCCGGTGGCTGTTCCAGCAGCTGGGGCGTTGAGCGACGGGCCGATCGTCAGATTTCCAAGCGTCCAGCTAGAAGCGGACACGCGCGTGAGTACCTGCGTCCGATAACTGCGATGCGCGATGTAGACCTTACTCTTATGCTGCTTGAATGAAAGCAGCGAGAGATCCGCCTCGAGATACGAGGTCGCGATGACATACACCCGCGCCACAGTCCCACCGGAGACGTAGGTCGAGTACGCCGTGCTGTTGATATTCGTCCCGCCGGTGGTCTGAAGCTCGAACGTGTTGGCCGCCACGTTCGCCACCTTGAACCGTCGGCCATTCAGCTGCGTCATGCCGACGACGCCGGTGATGTAGACGTGGTCGCCGTTCGAGTAGCCGTGCGCGTTCGAAGTGACGACGCAGGGATTCGCCTTCGTGGCCCCCGTGATGTTCTTGGCCGCCTCGAGCACCCTGGACCCGTTGACGACGACCTCCATGTACTGGTCGCCGAACTCGAGAACGCTCGTCTGTGATGTGTCGTGGCCGTAGATGAACGGGATCAGGATGCACCGCTTGGACGGGTAGCGCGTCTCGTCCACGAACTTGAGCCCGGGGCGATTCTGAAGGGCGCCCGTCTTTGTCGGATAGGCGTTCCGACAGGTGCGGAGCCCGAGTTGATACCGCGACTGGTCGACGCGGCCGAAGAGTTCGGGACCTACCTCGCCAGCCGCGAATGACCGCTGCCCGACGGCAACAGGCATCGGCATCAGCGCATCCTCTCGAATTCACTGAGCGGCGGCTCGTCCGGCTGCTCCTCGTTCGCAGCGTTCACTCCCGCCCGCTGGGCCTCCATCGCGTACATCTGGAGACATTCTTGGGCGCTCATGAGGCCCTTGGTGACGGACGGCGCCAGCATGGAAGCGAGGCGCCACGCCACGCATCCGACAAAATCGGCGGGGTAGTGCTCGACGACATCGTCCTCGACGCTGTACTCGATGCTCGGCTCGGACTCGTCCGTCAGGATGACACGGCCGCTGTCGTCCCCAACCACGCGGAACTTGATCTTCTCGTTGGCGCCCTCGCTGCGGGTTCCGCTCACGATGCGCCAGACCCTGGAGGCGACAGACGGGTAGCGGAACGCATATGGCCACTCGTCATCCCAATCATTCGAGGTGAGCTCGGCGAGAGCGACGATCCGGACGGCGTGCGGCCACTTGAAGTCTCTGTAGGTCTGGGAGAGCGCCTGCGGATAGAACCGCCGGCAGGCCGCCGCCTCCTTCGTGCGGTCAGTGTCGAAGTCGTCGATCTCGCGCGAGCCTCCGATGTGCCGGATGGCGAGATTACAAATCTCAGTTTTCGAGCTTGCCATCTATGCCTCTAGTCGAAGTAGCCCTCGATGATGCAGGTCCCGCGGACCACCTGGGAGGCCGTCGCCGAGCCGATCGGCATCTTGAGGATGACGTGCACGAACTCGCCGGGGTTCGCCACGAGCGGCGTCTGGAACGTCCTGTCGATGTCCGGCACGATCGCCGCGATGGCAGCGCCGATCGGGAAAGACTGGAACCCGAGGGTCACGCGGCGCGGGGCCTTGGCGGCGGCGGCTTCAGCCGTTGCGAGAGAAACGGCGGTCGCTCCCGTCGCGATCGCCCACTGTAGCACCGTCGCGGTCGTCGCCACGGCGGCGCCGGTGTTCACCGTCGAGATCCGGACGCCAGTGATATGGAGCGTCATGCCGGGCGCGGTAGCTGAGGCTGCCGGAACCTGGAACCCGAACAGGGCGTAGTCGGTTTCCGCGCCAGCCACTGCGGCGAACTGCCACTGCCCGCCGAGGGTCGTGTACCCGGCCGCCGTGTTGGATAGGGACGCCGAGGACGGGGCCGCGCTGTTCGCGTAGTTCGCCGTCAGTCCCATCGTTCCGGCCGTCTGGCCCTGGAAGGCGTTGAAGCCCGCGCGAGCCATCGTGTGGGGCCAGGGCTTCGACTGGTTCACGTCGCCCTGGGTGATGGCGACGTTCGAGACATGGAGCTTCTGCGCCGTGCCGACCGTGCCGGTGTTGAAGATCCGGAACAGGACAGGCCATGCGCTGGAGCGCGTCAGCAGGTTGGTGGTGCGCGGGCGGGGGATGTAGCCCACGAGCGCGTTGTTCAGCCTGCATTCCGCCTGATCGTGCGTGCTTGCGATCTGGAGGCGGTAGAACTCACCGGCGGCCAGCGTGAACCCGTCCGGTACCTGGAGCGTCTGCTTGGTCTCGACGCTGTTGTTGACCGTGACGAACTCCATCGTCCCGCCGTCCGTGAGCCGTAGCATCAGGCCATCCGTAGGGGCGCTCGTGCCCGAGGCGAACCCGAGGCCGATCTCGACCTTGTTGTTCGTCTGCATGACGGCGTCGAGCTTGAAGACGCAGTCGAAGTACGTCGGGAACGCCCCGCACATGGAGATGTGGGCGTAGCTCTGGACGCGGGCGACGGTGGCGTTCGCGGTGTCGCCGCCGTTGTTCAGCGTGATGACGCCGTTGGCTACCGCCACGGTCATCGTGGTGACGTTCGTGTTGAACTGCGCGGTGTTTACCGCCGAGCCCTGAAACTCCTCGTCGAAAACGAGCTGATCAAGGCCAGAGACGCGGCGCCCCTGGAACGAGTTCTTTCCGGGGCGGCTCAGGGGGGTGAGTGCAGCCATCTGATTCGTCCTCTCTCAATCTGTATAGGGACTTCGAAAGCGAGCCTACTGCTTGGGGAACTTCCGCTTGGGACCGGCTTCGACGGCGACAAGGCGAGGCTTCGGGGCTTCCTCGACCACGCGCATCATGGTCGCCTCGGAGAACTCCTTCTCGCTGTCGATGTAGAACCGCTCGCCGACCTCGTACACCTTGCCGTCGCTGCCGAGCGCCTTGCGCTGGCTCGCGCCCTTGGTGCAGCGCCAGATGCGGGCCTTGGCCTGGACGAGGATGGCGCCGGTGGCGCCCGCGGGGATCACGTCCGACATGCTTGCCTCCTTTCAAATCCACAAGAGGGGAGGGCGAGCCAACTAAGGCCCGCCCTCCCCGAGGGTCACAGCGTGCTTAGGAGATCGTCAGGCCGTCCGGATAGGCGGTCCAGCGATCGGGATCCGTGGTCAGGAACGCGGTGAACGAGCCGGTCGTCAGGTTGCCGTTCGCGACCGTGTACTGGAGGCGAACGAACCGCTCGGCCGTGGCGAACGGCGAGAGACGGACCTGGAACCGGGTGCCGGCCGCAGACGTCGCGGCGAACGTGCCGACGGTCTGGGCGGTCGTGGCGCTGCCGAAGGCGGCGGCGTCGTCCGTTTCGACCGTGACGGCAACCGTCGAGTCCGAGGACGCGTCCGTCATGGGGACGGTGCAGGTCACGATGAGCCACAGGGGCCTGCCGTCACCGAGGTTGCGGACGGCCATGAGGTCGACCAGGTTCGTCGACGCCGCGGAGGCGGTGATCGCCTGGGCGTTCGAGAACCGGTACTGCGCGTCGATGTACGCCATATTGTTCGTGCTCCTTCGTTCGTTGGTTGTTGAAAATCCGGGTTAGGACACGAGGGTCTCGTTCTCCGGGATGCGGTCGAACAGCTTCACGGGGATGCCGCGGAAGCTCGTGATCCGCTTGCCGTCGACCATCTCGTACTTCAGCTGGCCGCCGGAAATCACGTCGTTGCGGGCCTGGATGTCGAGCATCTCGAAGACGGTCCGGTTGACGTAGTAGACCGGGCTGCACGAATCCAGGTTGGGGATCCGGTGCGTCATCTTGATCATCAGCTTGAGCAGCGCAGCCGCACTCGACTCGCCGACGAGGTTGGAGATGTCGATGTTGGGCACGCGGACGACGTAGCGCCAGTCCTGGACGCACAGGCCGCACTTCCAGGAGAAGAAGGTCTGGTACGCCAGCATGCGGCCGCCCGCCGAGCCGACGCCCGCCGTGGTGTCGACCGTCTGTAGACCGCGCTTGTCGATCTCGAGCCCGGCCTTCGAACCGCGGGGATAGATGCCGTAGACCTTGTTCTTGCCCCAGCCGACGAGCAGCATCGAGCTGTTGTCGGAGCCGGATCCGCCGCCCAGGATGATGTTCTGCCCGGTCGCGCCCGCCGTGGCCGCGTACCGCGCGTAGAACCCGGTGAACTGGGTGGGGTCCGTCGACTGATTGCCCGTGATGAGCAGGTCGGCGAACTTCTGGCCCATCGCCTCGATGTCGGCGGTGGACTCGGACATCAGGTTCGCGTCGGTGTTGCCGCCGAACTCCGCGACATCCTTCGCGATTTCCGTGACCTTCCGGATGATGCACGTCGACTCAGCGTTCTGAGCGGTCGTGCTGTTGGTCGGCGCCACGCCTTCGTTGGCCGCCACGGTCGAGGCCGTGGGGAGGCTGGTCCGGACCGTGAACTCGTGGCCCGAGAAGCCGTTCGTCTCGACCCACGGGACGTCGTTGATGATGGGATTCGACTGGTTGAGGAGTTCGCCGATGACCGCCGCCTGGCCCGAGGGATCGGTCCGCTTGGCGATGTCGACAATGGTAAGGGCGCCGGAAAGGGTCGCCATAATGCATCCTTCTTTCTGCTTGGTCCGAAGGAGGCATCTGGCTGGCGAGGGCCCGTTGAGGGCCGAGGCGCGCCGCGAGCTTCGGCGGGTTTTCTAGTTCAGTCCTGTGTCTTTGGTGCTACTCCGCTTCTCTGGGCGATCCACTTGGCGAAGAGGTTCAACGCCCCCTTCACGTGGCGGATGATGCCCTGGAGCAATTCGCCGGTTTCTGGCTTCATCTCCCTCTAGCTCCCGGAAGGCTGACTGAGTCTCAGGATCTGCTCGGGGCTCTTGGGGTTCTCGGCCTTCGGCTGAGCGATCACGGCCTGGTCGTTGGAGATCATGGCGCCGATGCGCTTCAGACCCTTCACGAGCTCTGGATGATTGCCGTAGCCGGTGACTCTCAGCTCGTCCACCATCTTCGGGAAGAACTCCATCAGGGCCTTCTTCGCCAAAGCGGAGTTGGCCGCAAAGTTCGTGCGCCCGAACTCGGGGTCGTCCTGGAGCTCCTTGGCCCAGCCGTTCACCTGCTTGTCGTGCCGCTCTACCATCCGGTCCCGGAACGCGGACACCGCCACGTTCTGACGGGTAAGGGCCGCTTCCGCCTGCTTCTGGGAAAGGCCGTGCTCCTTGGCGAAGCTCAGCGTCCCTTCGACGTCTGTCGCGTCGAGGAGCGCGTCCTTGGGGAGTTCGAGCTTGATCTCGCTCGTGGGCTCCGTGGTCTTCGCGGGATCTGCGGCCTTTTCGCCTTCGGCGGGCTTGGCGGGCTCGTCCGTCAGGATCGTGGAGCGGGCCGGCGCGGGGGCGGGCGGCTTCTGCTCCGGAGGCTGCGCGGACTCAGCCGGAGCCTTTGCCGGCGGAACAGCCGCAGACGAGGCGGTGGGCTGCGCGACAGTCTCTTTCGACGCGGCGGCTGCCTTGGGGTCAGCCTGAGCAGCCGGGGCCGCGATCGTTTCAGCGGTTGCCATCGAAATTTTCCTCCTTGAGTTGCTTCATCTCCATCTCGAACAAGGCGCGCGGCTCTACCGCGCGGATCTGTTTCCGTAGGTCCAAGCCGATGCTGCGGCGGCCCTGAAGGTAGTAGACCCGGCTCGACGCCTCGAACCCCTCTTCGAACACCTGACAGTCGTCCATCAGGCGCTTGAGGAGTTCCCGGCCGGGGTAGCGCCCGCCGACCGTCAGGGCGAGGACGGCCCGAAGATCCTCGGCCTGTTGGCGCCGCTGGATCTCAAGCTCCCGCATCGCCTCTGCCCGCTCTCTGGGCTCCCCGGCGTTCGCCTTGTCAGGTCTCATGCAGCCCTCCGCGGGCGACCAGCGTTAACTGTGTCGACCAGGCGCTTGAGCGCGGAGTCGTTCGTCATGTCGGTCTGGGAGAGGTCCTTGGCCGCCTTGGCGCCGCCCTGGATCTGCTCCATCTGGACTTGCTGGGCCTGCGCCTTGGCCTGGGCCTCGCGCATCGCCGCGACCTCGTCCTTGGTCCGCACGATGTTGGGCTGGAGCGTGGCGAGCTTGGCGTAGACCTCGAGCAGTTCGTCAAAGTCGATCTTCATGGCCGCGCTGGGGTTGTCCTTGATGATCAGCTGGGCGAAGTTCGTGAACCGCTCCAGGGGGCCGATCTCGACGGCCTTCTGGGCGAGCGCCATCATGGAGACGTACTCGACCTTGAGGTCCATGCCCTGGATCTCCTCGGGGGCGGGGTCGAACTCGCCATTGAGCTCGTCCCACTTGACCGACATGGCGAAGCAAATGTCGATCATGGGCTCGATCACCCCATCGTTCAGCTGCTGGAGCACGGGCCCGAAGGAGAGCATCTTCTCGTCGTTCCGCGCCTCGATCTCCGTGGCGGTCATGTTCCGGAGGTCGCTGCGCGTGAGCATCAGGATGACGTCTTCGAAGAACACCGCCCTGATCCGCTGGCGGGTCTCCTCGATGTACTCGCGCAGCTCCTGGATGCGCGGGTCGATCTCGTGGACCGGGGTGACGCCTTTGCCGTCCGTGGACCAGTTCGTTTCGCCGGCTACCACGGTCGCGCCCTGGGTCTTGAGCGAGAGCGGGGCGTTCGTGGGCGGGTTGACCATCTTCTCGATGGCCTGGAGGGCGCGGCGAACCATGACCTGGAGGGCGTTCACGTCGCCGAGCGCGGTCATGCCGGGACAGTTCGTCGCGTAGACCTGCCCATGCGTGCGGTTCCAGCGGGCGCACACCGCTGGGAAGTAGTCGTATCCGCTCTCCCTGAGATACCGCTCGTCGCCATCCGTCTCGTAGACGCTGCTGCCGGACGATCCCAGCTCGTAGTAGCACGAGGAGAACTTCTTGTAGCGGTTGAACTTGCTCCGCGGCCGGTAGTCCTCGTTCGGCTGGAGCATGTGCGCGACGTCGACCCAAGTCTCGTAGTTCCCGATCTCGTACTGATCACGAACGTAAGTGCTGAACTTCGACCAGTCGATCTCACCTCCCTCGTGATCCTGCCCGAATTTCTCGATGAGCTGCCGGACCGTCATGCGGAATTCGCGGTAGAGGCAGTCCACAACCTGCCGCTCGTTCTGGGCGATCCAGTAGCTACCGATCGGGAGGACGTAGAACCGGAAGACATCGAGGAGGTCTTCCTCGATGAGCATGACCGAGGTGCCGAACGCTGCCGCGTCCTCGTACAGTTCCGAGAGCGCGTTGTAGAGGTTCGCCTTCTGGAACCGCGTCTGCATCTTGGTCTGCTGACGGTAGCACCAAGATTTGACGGGGTCGGTCTCCGCGAGCATATCGTTGGCGACCGTGAACGAGAACCACGGCCGAGACGGGGAGGTGTAGCCGCCGAGAAAGCCGCTGGACAGAGCCCGAAGCGATAGGGTCGCGGTGCAGTCGAGGATCTCCTGATCTTCCCGCTCGCCGCGCTCCACGTCGTTCGTCAGGAACTGCCCGCGCGTGGGCAGCATGACGTCCTCGATCTCCTGCCAGTGGGACTCGAACGGCGCCCGGACCAGCTTCATCTGGGCAGAGCGCTTCTTCGTGCGGGAGAGCTTGCTTTCGTCGAGAGCGAGCATCTAGAGCCCCAGTGCCTGTTTGTTCGCGAGATTCGGCACCCCGGGGGAGCCTAGCGGCTGACTGTACCCGGGCGTGGTCGTGTGGGAGCGCAGCCGAGCCGCCATCAGAGACGCGGCCGAGTTCTTGTTCGCCTCTTCCTGCTTCCGGCGCTCCTCGTCAAGGCGCTTCTGCTTGTCGAGCTGGTGTTGGGCGTCGACCTTCTGCTCGTGAGCCGCGGTGGCCTGATAGCCCGTCTCCGCACCGGCGGCAGCCAAGCCCGCGAGGGTTCCGATGATCGCTACGGTCTCAATACCCATCAGCTCACCTTGATCCAGATTTCCTCGAGCTTCTCGTACCCGTGATGCGAGTAGAGCCTCGAGAGATCCTTGTGGGGACGGAAGTTGCGCAAGGGGCGCAGGTGCTCCTCTTGAAGCGCCGCATCAGCAAACGCCAGGAACCGCGAGGGCCCGATGCCGCGGTGGCCGGACGAGACGAAAAACGTATCCTGACTGGCGAACTTGACGCCAGGGTAGCGGAAATGTGGAGTCGCGAGGAACACCTGGTACCCGACCAGTTTGCCGGCCTCACGCATCGTGAACAGGCGCGTTACGCCGAGGTCTTCCATGCGGACGTACTGTTCCTTCGGGGCCACGCGCGCCGGGACGATGTCCTTCGCGATGTAGCCCGTCTCGGCCTCGTTGGCTTTGATGAGATCTACAGCCTCGTCGAACACGTTCTTGATTTGCTCGCTAGCGAAAATCGCCGTCACGCTCGAATCGGTATCCCCAGCCTAGGCCGATTGTCAACGTCAACGGCGCTTCTTTGCGATGGGATTCCAGTCGGAGCGCGTCTTGCCGGAGTTCTGTGAGCCGAGCCCGAAGACTGGGGCAATGGGGTACGCGAACAGCATCGCTAGCGCGTCCCCGTCGTCTGGAGATGCGAGTCCGCGCGCCTTCATGTGTTCCTTAGCCTCAAGCAGCAGCTGGTCGCGCTTGTTGTGGCCGAACTCCGGGCCGGTGAGGTCCTGCTCAAGAAGCGTGCTGTCGTCGATCGCAAGGCCGTCGCCAAGAGCGTCCCGCATCCGCGCCCACATGTACGCCCGCATGTTCGCGCAATGCGGGTCTGGAGACTCGCCGCCGAACGGGACGCCAATAACGCTGTACCCCATCTGTCGGATGCGGTCGCCAACCGGACCGCCTACCCCAGTCTCGTCGTAGAAGAACGCGTCAGGCTTGTGAAGCTCGATGAGATCCACCACCTTTGCCACGAGAACCATGCTGTCCCGAACGGCGCTTCCTGGGATCCTGATCGGCGGAACGCTCCGGGCGTCCAGGCCCCTGCGGAACCTGATGACGCAGTTGTCCTCGCCCCCGCGGGCGATGTCGAGTGACATCAGGAGCGGGTCGCCGTAGTTGTGCCGAGCCTCGCGCCTCTGGGCCGCCAGCACGCGCTCGCCGTCGATGTACTGGAGGTCTGAGCCACGCGGGAACATGCCGCGGACGCGGACGCGGACCCAGTCCGAGTCTTCACCGTGGTCCTCTATCCACTCCTTGAACAGCTTCTTGTTCGTGCCCTCGACTTGGCGAGAGTCGATCTGCCTATTGCCCCATCGGTGGCGGAACTTACCGAAGCACTCACGGAATGGCCCGGTGTTTCGCGTGGGGTTCCCGAACACAGCCCAGATGATCTCCGTATGCTCGTCCGTGAGAGCGCCCGACGCCACCTCCCAGATGATCTTTGGGATCTTCGATGCCTCGTCGAAGATCAGGACGAGCCGCTTGCCGAGGTTATGGAGGCCGGCGAACGCTTCGGAGTTGTGCTCGCTCCACGTCACCATGTCCGCGCGCCAAGTCTTCTTGTGCTCCGCGTCGGCCGAGAACAGCGCGGTATCGGTGAAGACAAAAAAGTGTTTCGCGATAGAGAGCCGATGCCACTTGGCGAGCTCCGGCCAGGTCTTCGTTCGAAGCTGCGCTTCGGTGTTCGCGGTAATCATGCACCGAGTGTCGGCGCAGGTATCCAGGCCCCACTTGATGAGCCACGAAACCAGCGCGGACTTGCCGATGTCGTGGCCCGAGCAGACGGCCTCCTGAATGACGCGATGCGGGTCGGTCTTCTTCTCGACGAGCTTCTTGCCGATGTCGATGAGATATTCCCGCTGCCAGTCGCGCGGGCCAGCCTGCTCCGCTAGCTCCGTCCCGGGCTTCCCCCACGGGTATGTCGCGAGCACGTGGCCGTATGGGTCGTGGGTGAACTCGGCCATGAACTCCACGAGGGCGCGGTCGTCAGCTGTGAGCGTTCGCATCGGTCCTCGAGCCGTTTCCGCCGATCACACGTTGCCGTGCCTCGGCCAGCAGACCGGCGATGTCGAGTTGCGCCTCGATCTTGAGCGTGTCCGAGAATAGACGCAGGTGTTTCCCGAGTAGCTCGAGGGTCTTGACCTTGTCCCATAGGCGGATCTTCCGCGTATACCCGACGTGCTCGCGGTCCTCGCCCCTCCCCTCGAACAGCTCGTCAACCTCAACCGAGGAGATCGCCCGCCTGATGTGCGGCGGTATGTCCTTGATCGGCTTCAGGCTCCCGTCGTCGTTGAACGCGGCTGCGAGGTCGCTCGTGGCGAGCAGATACGTTTCCCGAAGCACGTCGTCTGCCCTAATCTCGACCCTCTCGGTCCGCTTGTCCGCAAGCCGCTGGATTTCTGCCTCAATTTCAGGTTTTTTCAGGAGGTCGTGGCCCTGAGAACCGGCCGTCTTCTGGCTGTACCCAGCACGGATCGCGGCCTGGGTGGCGTTCAGGTCGACGATGTACTCCTGGCAGAACCGGAGCTGTTTCCCGTCAAGTGGCATTCGAGATGATCGCCTTCTCGGTTGGGTCTGAGCCAAGCCCGTTGAGCGCCTCGCCGATCTTGTCGAGCGCGAGCCGGCTGGTCTTGAGGCACCGGACGCAGTAGTTCGCCTTGCCGTCGCCGAGCCGCTTCTCGCCGCTGTGATTGCGGATTCGGCAGTCCTGGGCGATCCGGTTGGCGCCAAGCCACAGCCGCGCGATGCGGAGCAGGATCGGGTCTACCGGCTTGCGCGCAAGACCGAGTTGATCAGCGACCTCATCCGCTTCAGCGTTTTCCGAAACCGCTTGATGTTCTGCTCCATCCGCCATTTCTCGACCTCCACGTTCGCGAGTTGCTCGGCCGCGAACTTCCACTTATCCCTCTCCAAGATCAGGTCCGCGAGTTCCCTGTCCAACGTCACCGCGGGCGCCGCTTTCTTGGTTCCCACGCCGAATGCATACCCCCATCTTTGGCGCAGACGCAAGGGGCCATTCATCAGCACGCAGCTGAAGCCGTGAGGAAACGGGGGAGGCCCCTCGACTTCGGCACCTTCCGGACCTTGGTGCGCTGCTTGCACGAGCCGCAGCGGTTGATCCTCGCCGTCACGATCAGGAGCCAGAGGTCCGCAAGTCCCGTCCCCAGTTCGTCGCCATGCTTCTTCGGTAGTGCTCGGCGCTTCCGCTTCCACTGGGCTACTAGAGGTTCGATTCTCGCCTTTGCGTGCGCGCATGTTGCCCCCATCAGTTTCGACGCGACCCTGGACGGCATTCCGTCCGACCGTTTCGCCGACGTCTTACCCATACCTCTCTCCGTAATCTCCACACTTCCTGAAGAAGCAGCGCCACCCACAGAGCTGCCATCGCGAGGATCAGCTCAATCCGTTCCGCCCACTCACGCACCGCCGGCCTCCTTTCCATCGAGTAAGAAAGGGGCGTCCCCGCTGTGCGACGGAGACGCCCCCCGAGGAGGGAAGGAAGGAAGTTGGCTGTTTTCCGCCAGGATCCTCCGCAACTTCTTGACCTCTGCCAGGAGGTTGTCCCGGTCTTGCTGCAACTGTTCGCGCTGGTAGCGAGCGACCTTGTAGGCGTGGTACCAGAACCGCGCCTTCACGTTGTTCTCCAGGTTCTCTTGGTCTGCGTTCACGGCGACTCCCACTCTGCGGTCGGCGGCTGATGCGCCATCTGACCGCGTTCGTTGACCTCGTAGAAACGCCCCTTCGCCTTGTCGAACATCAGGTCGACCTCGAAGCACTGGCCCATCCGGTGCTTGGCGACCGAAAGCACACGCGGCTCGACGATCTTGAACTCGTCGCCGCGCTCCTTGCGCCACAGGAACACCACGTTGTCGGCGTCCTGCTCGATGTTGCCGCTGTCCCGCAGGTCTGCCAGGCGCGGCCGATCACACTCCGACGCGCCGCCACGCTTCTCGACCTCCCGGTTCAGCTGCGCGAGCAGGATGATCGGCACCTGACGCTCGAGGGCCACCTGCTTTAGCAGCCGCGTCGTCGCGCCCACGGCCAGGTCGTTGCGCTCTGATTTGTCATGCCGCATGAGCCCGAGGTAGTCGATGAACACGGCGGCGATGCGCCGGCCGCGCGCCTGCGTCTGCGTGATCGCGAGGGAGACGTCCAGCGCCGAGATCGCGGTGCGCTGGTTGACGGCGATGGTGTCGAACACCGGCGATGCGCTTGCGAGGATGACCCGCTCGATGTCTTCCGGCGTGACCTTGTTGCGCGAGTAGTTCCAGTACGGTACCTCCGCGAGTTCGCACGCGAGTTGACGGGTCAAGACCTCCGGCGTGACCTCGAGCGAGAAGACCAGCGCGTCCCCCGCCGTCGCCGCGTTCACCGCCATCTGCCGCATGAGCGAGGATTTGCCGATGCTGGGCCGTGCGGCTACGATCGTCACCTCTCCCGCCGCGAACAGGTTGATGTTCCCGTCGATCTTGCCGATCCGCGTGACCGTGGGCATCGGTTCCGCCCCGCGGGCCTGTAGTGCGGAGTTCGCGATTTGGCTGAGGTACACCAGCGCGTCGTTCCCCTGCGCCTCGCCAACCGCCTCGATCGCGCGGTTGATCAGGTGCATGGCGTTGAACTGTTCTCCGGTCGGCGACTCGGCGATCTGCTTCCTGAGGGTGTCCATTACCGACGAGAGCGTTCGACGCTGCCACAGGTCTCGGACGGTCTTCGCGTATTCCGGGGCGCTCGCAGCGTTCGGGAGCTCGGCCACCAGCGAGAGGAGGTAATCGGCGCCGCCAGACGCCTTGAGCGCGTCGGTCTTCCGGAGTTCCTCCAGCACGATGACCAGGTCGACCTTTGCGCCCCTTGCGTGCACGGACAGGATCGCGTCGAAAATCAGCTGGTTCGCAGGGAAGAAGAACATACCGCGCTTCATCCCGATCGCCGTCTCCGCGATCTGCTCCCCGTCGAAGAGCAGCGACCCGAGGTACGCCATCTCGGACTCTTTGGAAACCAGCGGATTAGATTTTTTGGGGTCCACTTGCGTCCCTCCTTTCCTTGAAAAGTTCGTCGGTGATTTGCTTGCCGCTGATGGAGAAGTGCTGTCGGCTGATGTCGAGTACATCCCAGCCCTTGACCTTGCCGCCCATGAGGAGTTCCTGCACGAACGGGAACCCCTTCTGAGCGTGCCAGCCCTCGATCTGGGCTTTGAGTTGGCGGTATCCAGTCGCCCGGAGCTTCTGTCGGCGGGCCTCCTCGAGAAGCATCCCGAGCGGGGAAGAGGGGAGCCAGTCCGCGCGGCTGTCTTCTCCGTTCTCCGGGGGCGCGTCCCCTTTGGATACGGAACCGGATACGGAGAGGGATACGGGGGTCGCTTTTTCGCGCGGAGACTCCACGGATTCTCCGCGGAGACTCCGCGCCTCATAGGCGCGCTTTTTCCGCGCCCGCTCACTGATGATCTTCTCGATGAATTTCCCCTGATGTTCTTGCCACTCATGGACTTGCGCGCCGTCGACCCATCCGGACTTACGGAGCGCAGAGACGAACTTCGTCGCCGATCCTCGCCAGCGGCAGGCTTGCGCTATCTCTGACGTGGACATGTCCTCGAGCGAGCCGCTCGCCCGGAACTCGGCCGTTACTGACCAGAGTCGAACGAGGTACCCGGCCGCTTCGGGCGAGTTCCTCTTGAGCAGCTCGGCCAGCCTGAAGAGTTTTGGGTTGTCCCACAGGTTCCAATCGACAAGGACTTTCATAGCTTCCCTCTCCCTACTCGTCGCCGTCTTCTTGGGCCGCATCCAGGACATGGAACTGACTTTGGAGCGAGCCACTCGCACTTGCACCAGCACTTCCGCCAAGCCCAGCCGGTATGAGGTCCACCGTGAAACCATGCTGCCTGTCGATCCTGCGGAGGAACGGCCGGCCGATCAGAACGTGGACGGCCCGCATCCACAGGAAGAGCGCGAGGTTTTCGCTGACGTACGCGACCGCCAGCCTGTCGCTCAATGGCGGCGCGTTGCGCAGGCGTGAGATGACGCTTGATCTCCTCATACCGCATCGCTCTCCTTCCGCACGCTGTAGACGCGCGCTGATTTGCCGTGGGTGGTGGGGCGCCGCTCCTTGCCGAACGAGATGAGGCCGAGCGCCTGGAGCTCGGTGATGCGAGCGGACGCAGCGGTGTAGGCGATCTGGAGCGCGATCGACACCTCTTCGCAGGTGCTCGGTCGATCGGCGATGAATCGGAGCACGCGCTCGCGCTGGAGCTTACGCGCGCTGGCCGGCGTGGAATTGAACGCTTCGGCGGACGTGTCGGCGCCACGGTGGCGCGACGAGCAGAGATCCGCCGATGGTACTAGCTGCTTCGGACTGCCGTTGAACAGGTCAAGCTGTTCTTCCTTCACCTCCCATCCAATCTAAGAACCGCCCGTTGCCAGCCACGCTCAACCCCGCCGCCCGTCGACAACGGGAACCTCGGCGGTCTTCACCGTGAGCCACGCTGGTCGGATGCCTACGCATCACGGAGCCGCGGGAGAGGCCGGCATCCACAGGGGAACCCGCGACGTATGCCGGGTGCATCGCGTCCCTGGTGAAAAACCCGCGACTCCGTGGCGCGCAGACAATCATCATGTTCACTTCAGGTGATTGGTCCAAGCAAGTACCTTGCGTCGATGTTCCGGACAACGCAGGTTGGCTCACCGAGTCGAGCGTACATGACGCCGTTCTGGCCCAGCTTGTCGGCGTCCGTGAGGAGGTCGTACTCATCGTGCCAGAGAACCTTAACGCTGGTAACGACGTACTTGCTGGCGAGCGGTGCCTCGAACTCGTAGGGTCCAGACACCCACTCGTAGACCGGCGGCTTCCACACCTCGCCAGTCCCGAAGAACGAGAAGAAGCTCTTTGGCTTGATGATCGGGGCGGCCACAGCAGCCGCCGCGCCAGCACCAAGGAACCGCAGGAAGCCGCGTCTATTCATCCTTCAGCCTCATGTACAGGGCGAACATGTCATCCATGTGGAAGAACCCATCTTCCCGCCGCTTCAACAGGCCACGGCTCTCCATCTCCAGCGCCCAAGCCTGCGCACATGGGTTCAGCCTGATTCCCATCTTCGCGTCCTTCGGTAGGGAAGCGTGGGCCTTAATCATCAGGTCGATCAGCGAGTCGTTATTCATGGTTCTTGAGTTCTATGTAGTCCCGCCACCACTACTAGCCCGGTATTCCCTCGCATTTTGGAATAGCATCGCTAAGAACGCCTCCCGCATCGTGTTGGTAAGCGTCTCCGAAAGTGCATTGCGTTTGGCATATCCGTTGACGATGTCTTTTATGACGACGCTAGCCGCGCCAAGGGCCTTGTCGTCTTTGGCCATAGCATGCTCGACGGTGGCCATGAGCCACCCGACCGTGGCGTGTCTATCAAACTCTCTTGCCTGCCCCGCCGCCAAGAACCGCGCTGCGGTCATAGCTTCACTCTCTGGTTCCATAGCCAGCCCTCCAATTTTTTGCCGTCAACAATGTCGAGTACCTCGCCGCACGGGCGGCACTTGGCGCAGTGCCATGGTCCAGCCAGCCCACGGCCCCAGACTTCCGGATAGCACCGCTCGCGACGATGAAAGAAGGCGCACCAGAACCACTGCTTCAGGTCTTCCAGAAACCACCAAGCCCGCTCTTTCATGGCCGTCTGAATCCCTCTAGAACAGTTCGCGGTTCCAAAGAAGGCGGATCCCGGCGCTCTGGCCGGTATGCTCGCACCAGCCCTCATGTCCATCCTTGAACTTGCACCGGAACGTTGGCCCACCAGGTAGGTTGAAGTATTCCCGGCACCGACCCAGCTCTCCCTCAACGCCGATCTTCTCGATAATCACCTTGGTCGAGAAGCCGCTGGTTACGATCACTCCTGGGACGTCGTGCATATGTCTATCTCCTTATGTTTCTTAGATCCAGGTCTTTTCGGTATCTCGCAGCACCTTGAACGCCTCACAGTGGAGGCACGCTGGCGCCCCAGCGCAAGCGTGGACATCGTTCTTCGGTTGCCCGCCAGAGTGCATATTGAGATACCCGAACTCCGCGAACCTCCTGAGCATTGCGCGTAGCTGCTCGTTCTGGTCCTTCAGGATGTGGTTCTCAAAGCACAGCTTGAAAATTTCTTCCATGGCCTACCCTTTTATCCTTTCGCGCAGTCGCAGGCGATAGCCTGACCGCCACACTTAGAGCACTTGATGGGTTCCGAATAGGGCACTATCTCGGAATCGTCTATCGCTTCCTTGGCGCACTTCTTCATCTCAAGAGCCACCGCGCTACGCTCGTTTGGCGCCAGCGGGAGCGTTGCAATCCAGTGAAGGGCCCCGCGAAGCCTATCCCGCTCCTTCCGAATTTCTACCATGACGTCATGGTGCTTCTTGACCTCTGCTTGCAGCGCCTTGATCCGCTCGACTTGGTTCCTGTTCTCAAGCCGTAGTTGGGTGATCGTTCTTTCATCGCTCATATCAGTTCTCTTTCGTCATATGCCTATTCAGACCTTCACCCAAGTCTTGCCGTCTCTCATTACCTCTTTCCCTAGGTATCCCTTGTCTACCTCATACCCCTCAAGCCAGTAATCTCGATTCGGCGTGATCTGAGCACCCAAGAACGCCTTCGCCTTCTCTGCCGTGCTGAACACGCCAAGAATGATGAAATCCTCGTAGTCCACCTCGGCAAGCACCCAAGCGTTCATAAATCCCTACTTCGATGAGAGCAACTTCTTCAGCTTCTTGATGAACAGGTCGGTACGCCCGCCGGGGTGCGGGTCCGAATGCTCGAGAAGCTCAATGGCCCCGGAGATCCCGTCCCGGAGCTTGGTGTAACGATCGTGTACGACGGAGCCCAAGTCACTTGCCATTTCGCCGCGCTTCGCTCCGACAAGTGGCCCGTACTTCATCAGGAAGTCTGCCGGTGTCATTCTTTCGTCTCCTTCAAATCCGCTGGTACTACTTGGTCAGATCAATCTCCGGATGTTCCAGCTTGTAGTGCGCGGCCAGCGCCACGACCCCACCAGGGATCTCCTTCTTGCACTGGTAGCACTTGGCTACGTCGTTTGGGCCACCACCGTACTTCTTCTCGGGCGGCTTGTTCGGGTCTGGGGTCTTGTAGATCGTCATCAGTTCACCTGAAATAGCTTCCCGCATCGAACACAATGCCCAAGTAGAACCCATTTCCGCTTGTGGCGGAAGAGGTCCGCGAAGTACCAGCCCCTCTGATGTTTGCACATTTCAGTTCAAAAAGAAGTCGCCAGCACACAGCGGTACTCTCCCGGAGTTCCACCACACCCACCACGACGCGGCAAACATGGCCTTATTCATGATTTGTTGACGTTTTCTTCAACATGGCCAATTCAGTCAACTAGACGAATCGCTGGAATTGTCCTGTGCCTCAATCTCTTCTTCGACGCACGTCCCGGTGCAGTTCACCGATCCGCATTGAGAGCAGGGGCGCTCGTCATCCGCCTCCTCGTCGTGGTCCACGTCGTCCCCGCAGCAGTTGTCGCAGTCGCAGGTATCGTCGTGGGGAGTTTGGACGAAAGAAAAGCGGTCCCACTCGTCCAGGCATCCGGAGCAACTGCACTTGCAGTCCGGAACGCCGTTGCAGTTCCCGCGATGGCAGCAAACGAACATCACTCGCTCCTTCCCGTGGCCTTCCTCCAGATCCGCTCCAGAACCGCGTCTTGCTTGTCGCTGAGGGTGGCCCGGCCCGCGATGCTCTGGAGGAACTCGTCCTCCCATTCCGTGAGGTTGTAGGCGTCCTCCTCGACGGCGCGGCGGATCTCCGCGATCAGTTCCTTGGTGTCGCCCATTCCGACCTCCTTGGGTTGTGGCACGTAATAGATCTGTGAAGGCCCTTTTGGGACGTAGACCAATGGGACGCCCCACCACCACGCGTCGCCGTTGAGCGTGGTTCGGCTGTACGCAGATGTCACGGTCGATCTACCTCAATTCGTAGAGGACGGTTACGGGAACGATCTTGTAGTGAAGGGCCTCGCTGTCTTCCTTCCACGTCCCCTTGCGCCCTTGCCGAAAACGATCCTCGAAATTCTTGATGGCCCCGCCTTCGGTTAAGGCCACGGTGTTCATAAAGATCGTCTCTCCCGGAGGCTTCACGGCGTAGCCCACTTCAACCCGCTGGCGTTTCTTTTTACTCATGTCGATTAGCTCATCCACACAGGCCGCATGGGCCATCCCCGACCTTGATGCCGTGGGGGCAACGGTTACTGCAATCGGAGCAGGAGCAGACGCAATGCTCGCAGTCGTGCCGCTCGTTTTTATTCGGACCACTGACAACCCGCTTTTCGGTCTTGGCCCAATATTCGCAAGCATCGCACACGTCGTTAATGCCACCCGCTCCGCGCCCGAATCCCTGAAGGCCGCAGATGTGTTCCGGCGGCTTTGCGGCGTATGGAGGCTCCATCTCGCCGCACTCGGCACACTTACGGAATCCCTCCCCAACGGCCTTGATCCTCTGATGGGTGCACTTCTTCAGCGCCGACAATACGAAAGCCGCAAAGCCGGGATGGGCATCCCAGTGTTTCCTTGCCACCTTCTCGACGGCGGAAATCCGGTCCTGAAGTTCGCGGTTCTGAAGGTCCGCGAGAGCAAGTTTGTCGCTGGCCGTCTTGTGCATCAGCTTCCAGCGCCCGACCTCGGACACCAAGGCCCCACGGCACCACTCCTCCGGAACCTCCGAAGCCTTCACGCCCTCTACCAAGTGGTCCGATCCGCACCGCTCGCAAATCATGCGCTACACTCCTCATGCCCCCTGGGACTGGGATCTCCTCTTCGGCGGGGCCTCCCCCACCGTCGACCCAGCCCAGGGGGCGTTCTGTCAAGGTCACAGGCTAAGAACCACGCTGGTAAACTCTCGGGATCTCCTGCCCCATGCTCTTGATCTTTCCGCCCGCCAGCTTGTAGATCTTCCGAAGCTCGTCCTCACCCATCTCCTTCAGGGTGGGCGTCACGGGGCCGTCTGCCGCGAGGCAGCGAGACTCCACGCTGTCGATCACGTCCTTGATGGCCCGGAGCCGTTCCTCGACGTCGTGGCTGTCCCTGATGGCCATGTCGAATGCATCATCCAGCATCGCCTTCGTGATGACGCAGGTGTCGCGCTCTCGGCAGATCTCCTTTGCCTTCAGGTCGACCAGCCTGTCCAGTGCCATCAGCAGCTCGGCCTTGGCGTTCTTGTAGCTGTCGGTCATCCGGATCGGAGGCGAGTCTTTCATCGGTCAAATTCCTTATTGGTCATCGAGCCTTCGCGTTATCGCGCTCTACGGGTCTTGAGCAACACCCGGTACTTGGTGAGGGCGTTCGTCTCTTTGTGGTAGAAGGCTTCATAGGAGATCAACTCCCAGCCCTCCTTGCCGAGTTTGTTCAGCGCCCTCTCGGTGAGATCCTTGATCCACTCGATTTTGTATTCCCAGTATTCCATGGCCTTCCTTTCAGTCGTCTCTACTTGCGCAGTTCCCACTCGATTTCCCACCACCACTTGTCGTAGAAGTCCAGTTCCTCGCCATGCGGAAGATGCTCGAACGTCATCAAGGCTTTCTGCCAACGCTTCAGGTCACGTCGGCGGGTCATGCATTCGCAAGCCATGGAACCTCGCTAATGCGAACCCGCATTCCTATCAGCCTCTTCCGCCATGTCCTGCAGCGCGAACGCCTCAAGGCACGCCTGGATGTCCAGGCAGCAGCCGTCCTTGCCGATTCCGTATGGTGGATCCACCCTCTTGCAGGTCGCGCATTCCTTCTTGCCGTTCATTTGATGGCCTCCTAACATCCCTAAGTCACTGGTACGATCTTCACTCGGACAACCATCGAGTGTCCTGGAAGCTGGTACGCCCTGGCCTTGCGTCGGCTGGCGAACAGCATAACCCGAGGCTCATACTTGAGCTTCGTGGCCGGCGCATAGGTCCGGTAGCGTGGGATCCACAACGCCCAGGCCCATTCGACTACCGGCTTCCGACTCATGCCGTTCTCCACTACGGATGTTCACAGATCGTGGTCCACGTCGCGCCGCAGTTGCGGCAGTCCCAGTAGTGGACCTTTTCGGTACACCACCACATGTCCGGACGCGGTTCATTGCAACAGGCCATATGGTTACTAAGCAATTTCACGATTCAACTTGGGGCGACCCTTCTTCTTGTGGCCTCGGGCCAACCTCGCCGCCTTCTGGTCGGCCAACAGTTTCGTGTAGCACGCTTTGCACCGCCGGTTGACGTACCCCGTTGGCCGGATATACAGGGCGATGTTATCCTCGGTCAGTTCGTGCCCCTGCTTGCAGACCCTCTTCCACGCCCGCTTCTTGTTCTCGGCGTGGGTGACGGGCTCAAGGTGCGCCGGCCGCACGCAACGACGAACGCGGCAGAGGTGATCCAGCTCCATGCCGTCCGGAACAGGCTTCCCATTGGCCCACATCCAGGCGATGCGATGGGCGCGGCGCTCACCCTTGCCGTACCCGAACTGGCCGTAGCCGTTCCGGTAGAGGACTCCAGTCCACAGCCAGCATTCCACGGACTTGTCCACCTTGCTCCAGAAGCGGACCTCCTTAGAGGCGTCGTATGGGAGGTATGGGCGCTTCCGCCCGCAGGCGGGGCAGCGGACCTTCCCGCCGCCCTTGTTCTGGCAGGAGGCGCAGTCCTTGAAGCCCCGGTGTTTCATCTGCACAGGTAACAGTCCTCCTTTAGACCTTCACCGAATGATTGGCGCAGCACTCGCTTGGCTCATGTGGCGAGTCCTCGTTACACTCCCCGCAACGCGGGCAGGCCGTTTCGGCGGCTCACCCCTCCCAGGAGTTGCCGCACTTCTTGCACCGGAAATCCAGCCACGGATAAGACATAGGTCACTCCTTGCCTACAGTCCAAGCTCTTTCTTGCGCTGCTCGATGACAGCCGCCCCGTTCCGCTTGATGCAGTCGAGGTCGTAGCGGAGAGTTGCATCTTCTGGGCGCAGTTGGTCGAGACACTGGCGAACGCGCTCTTCCGTGGTGATCGGGAAGGGCGGCGGATAGGCCCCGTTGATCGCATCAACGGCGTACTGCATGATCTCTTCCCGCGTCGGCTTGTCCCATTCGTTGTTCATCTGTCTCATTCCTTTCTGCTCTACTCTGAACTAATGGCATTATGCCTAATGGCATTAGGAATGTCAAATAAAATCTAATGGCATTTGCAAAATAGTTTCGATCCCGCTATACTCACAGTGGAGATGCCCATGTGCAGAAACCCGAAGTGCGGGAAGAAATTCGACTTGGTCCGTAAGTGGCCACCCCGCCACTACTGCTCCCCGGAGTGCCAGAACCGCCACGCCTTTCAGCGTTGGTACGATCGACACGTCCGGGGGCAGCAGCGCGGTAAGCATTAACCCCTACGATCCAGCTTGTCGAGCTGCTCCTTCACATCGACCGATGTAGCATAAGCCTGCGTCGTGACGATGCTCTCGTGGCCGAGAAGCTGCCGAACAGTCTGGATGTTCTTCGTGTCGGCGTAGAGCTTCACAGCGAAGGCATGTCTGAGCGAGTGGATCCCCCGGCCCGGTACGTACGCCCCCGCCTGCGTGATCGTCAGCCGGAAGCGACTCTGCAAAGAACGCACGTGGAGATGGCCCCCAGCGCAGACCGGCTCATGGATTTCCTTGCTGGCGAACTCCACCCACTCCGCGACCTCATCGGGCGTCCGCTCGTGCTCCTGGGTTAAGTGGTTGGCGAAGTTCTGGATGCGATCGCACTTCTTCCGGACCTGATCCAACCTAAGCAGGTGTCGGTTGCAATCGGGACAGTGCGTCTCTTCAAACTTCGGGCGGCGGTGGATGATGCACGGGCCGCAGGATCCAGGGAACATCCACCCCTTCCGATCCTTGATCCACGCCGCCATGGACTCAGCCCAGCTCGGGAACACGTCAATGATCGACGGTTTCAGGACACGCTTCTTCCGTCGCGTGACCTTCAGCCTGCTTCCCGGCAGCAGGTCTTCGCACTTCAGATGCGCGATCTCACTCACGCGGAGCCCCGTCATCATCGCCGTGTGAAATGCCATGTGATACATTTCCGGATGGTCGTTCTTCGCCACCTCGACCGTGTGCTGTACTTCCGCCTGGGACGGAATTTTCGACCAGTCAATTCCGTAGGTTGCCGTGCCTTCCATGTCTAACCACCCATCTTCTAGTCCCCCAATTTCACAAAAACACACCCCCGGAGCCTCTCCTCCCAGCTCCAGGAAACAAGTCTCACCACCAACGCGCCCGGGTTCTCGCTCGGGCGCGGGTGCGGAGAGACTTGCCGTTTCCACCCAATCCCCGCAATGTGAAGACTTCCAACGCCGGGTATAGAGGGGGCGAGGGCTATCATCGCTCATGGGCTTGGCGCCCATTCCGCTACTGTCGCGCATCCCCGCCCTCTCTAAAATTCCCCGGTCGCGCCACCGTTCCACCTCTCTCACCCATCCAGCCGCCTACTGCCTCGAAGCGGTAAATCCCCCGGGAAGTGGCTACGCGCCCTCGGCGCGCCGCAGGAGCTCGCGAAACCTGCGGACCTTGGAAATCGACAAGCGCCGCCGCTTGGCGATCGCGCTGTCGCTCAGATCATCCGGCAACATCTCGCGCATGAAGGCGACGAGGTTCGACTTGCTCGGCCTCGAGAAGTCGTAGCCCAGCGCCCGCGCCGTCTCGAACACCTTGTAGACCGTGTCCTCGTGGAACTTCGGCCCACGCTTGCGGCCGAGGATCTTGTTGACACTGGAGACGTCGACCCCGCATCGCCGCGCAATTTCCAGCTGTGTCGCGCCCATGTTCTGTTTCTCCTTCTATTTCTTGGGCATCTGTTTCCCGAACGGAACGTCATCGTCGTTGTATGGTTCTCGACCGTCGCCGCGGCGGCGGGCGCAGGCGCTTCGCCGGGCAGGTAGAGCTTTCCGCCACGGAGCGCGTACTCGGCGTTGCGGACGCAATCGAACGCCTTAGCGATCTTCTGGTAGTCCGGCTTCCTGATGTCGGCGAGGGACTTAGCCTTGCGACCAGTAACCTTCTCGACGATGGCGCTGAAGTCCGCGTTCGAGAGTGAGAACTCCTGTAGCAGCGCCTTCATGCCGCGCATCTGGTTGTCGTCCACGAACGCGCCGCCCTGTGAACCGGCCTCGGTGTCGAACTGCGGCGCGGCAGCAACGGCCGGGAGTTCCTGCGCGAACGTCTCGATTTCCTTCGTCGTGTCTCCCGCGGGAGCAGCGTGGGCCTCAACGAACTGCCCCGGGTCGAGCTTCTCGCCGAACGTGCCAGCCTCTTCCTCACTGTAGACGGAGCCGAATTCCTTGGGGTAGCAGGAGCGGACAGCGTCCATCTCCACGCACTTCAGGAGCATCGTCTCGGGCATCTTGCCCCAGTTGAAGTTCTTGTCGTCCCTCCGCTCGCTCACGTCGAGGATCCGGATGTAAGGCTCCTTGCCGTTCCGCGAAATCTTGGCCCATGCGGCGATCATCATCCCGCGGTCCTTCTTCACGAGCGTCTTGACGACGTGCTTGACGGCACCGGATCCGAGGTCGGCGGTGAACTCGTCCTTCTCGTAGACGACGGCCGATTGGAGTCCCGCGAAGTCGGGCCGCTCCTCGAGCCGCTTCTGTACCTGGTTCTTCGAGAGACCCATGACGAGGCGCCGCTCATAGACCTGCTTCCCGTCGCGGATGACGTCGCTCCCGTAGCTATCCTTCTTCTTGGCGAACCGGACCTGGGCCCACGCTTCTTTCTTGAGGGGGTCGGCCCCGGAGGACTGGCAGTAGTGGACGTACAGCGCCGCCTCGTCCTCGTTCAGGTCCGGGCAGAGCGTCCGGCGCATGAGCTCAACCTGATCCTTGGTCATGCGCGCCGCATCGCCGGTTATGACGTCGCCTCGGCCGCCCTCGATCACGGTCAGGGCGCCGCCCTTCTTCTTGTCAGGCTTGGTTGACATCGCTTTCCTCCTTCGCGTTCGGAATCGCCAGCTTGAAACCTTCCTCTTCGTCCACATGGATCCGCCCTGGCGCGGGCTTGCCGTTCTTCGTTTCCCACTCCTTCACGCGCTCGAGAGAAACGACAGACTTGTACGTCACGGCGTCCACGAACTCGCGCTCTGCCCACGCAGCCAGTTCTGCCTCGCTGAACGTGTGGTTGTGCGCCGGCTTCCTACGCAGCCGGAGCTCAGCGTGCTTGAGCAGCAGACTGCGGCGCTTCTTGCCGACGAGCTGCGCCTTCGTCCACGCCTCGAGCGCGCCCTCGAAAATCCCGTGGAGCCGGGTGGCCCGGGATTCCTCCCGGGCGACCCGCTTCGCCTCGATGGCCTTCACTGAGGCCAGCCGGCGGTCTGCCTCCACGAGCAGCTTCGCGATCGCGTCGGCCTCCTCGATTGAGTTGATGCGGACGCTGCCTTTATTGATGAGGGAGAATGGATCTACCTCGGTAAGGCGCTCGTCTTCCTCCTGCGCCTTATGCTCGGCGATCATCCGCTCGAGGATCTCGGTCTGAGATTCCTCTTTCGGCGCGCCAGTTCCCTTCGCCTCTTCCATCACACCACCCCCGAAGATTGCGACCCTCGCTAAGTCAGCGGGAGGGGCCCCTTTGAAGAGCCCCTCCCGCCAGAGGAGGGTTCCATGCCTAGAAAAAGATGATTGACCCGCCGCAGATCGTCCAGGTCGCGGGGTCGATGTACCCGCGAAGCTCATCCAGGTCCCAATGGGGGATGGGGCCAACGTATGTACAGAGCCCATCCTCGTCGCGGACCCAGCCGGAGTAGATCGCTACGTTCTGGTTACTCACGGCACGACGTCCCGCAGCTCCACCGCGCTCGGTGGGAGCCATCCACCAAGGTCACGACGTCGGCTCCGGAAAAACCGTAGTCGTCGTCATTCCAGCCCGCGCGACACTGGGCGTCGATGCACTCCGCGTCCGTCAGGCAGTCGGTCGACACGAACTCGAACCGCAGTTCCGAGTCGTAAAAGAAGACCTTCAGGCCCTGGACTGGGTACTGCGGCTGGATCTCCGGGCGCCGCCGAGGCGGCATCTCGATGTACGTCTGGCCGGTGAACGGATCGGTCTTGACCTCGCCGCCGTTCTGGATCAAAATTTGCCGATGCTGACGGCATCCGGCCGCCCTCTCCACTGGCGCCGCATCAGCACCGGCAATTTCCCTAATCTCTTCCCACATCGCGCCTCCTCTACGCGTACCCACAGACAAAAGACGTGGTCTGTGGGTAGCGCGCCTACGAAAAAAGCCCGCTAGTCTGCGCCGCCGCCCCGCCCCTGGTGAGATGAAGCAACATTGACAGAGCTTCGGCGCAGGTCATCGGGCTTTTGTGTTGCTTCATCTGCCAGAGATTCTACAACTTTGTGAATCCAAAAGCAAACAAAAATTCACGATTCGGTTAGATTTTTGTTTGCTGCCGATGTGAACTCTTGTATACCCATATTTCTCCGAGTATGTTGCATTTCTATGCGTGGCGTGATATAGAGCCTTCGCATCCGGCGCCCGCTCCGTTCCCACGGAGTGAACCTTGTATGACCTCAGACGTCATACTCATCAGGTTCAATATTTCGTGGGGTAGGAGAGGCGGGCGGAACAGGGGAGGTAGGGCCCCTGTCCCAGCGGGTACAGGTCCGCGCGGTCGCGGAGGAGTACCTAGGTGCGTTGCGCGTGCAAGGCTATTCGTCGAGCACGCTGGAGAATTACTCTCTCGCCATCGGCAGGTTCCTTGAGCACCTAGACGTCGAAGGCCGCACGCCATTCGAGAGGAGGCGCGGCGCGCAGACCTCCGTCGACCACGGCTGTCTACTCCGCTTCCTCCAGAAAATCCGCGGTCTAGGCGTGAAAGAGACCACCCTCCAGGGCCATAAGTCCGCGATCTCCAGCTGGTACGAATGGTTGATCCGCTGCGGCCACGTCGACCGCAACCCGATCGACATGCTCGCGCCCATCAAGACGCAGGAGGTCAATCCAGATCCGCTCCCGGTCGAGGACACGCTGAAGATTCTCGCTGAGGTGCGGCTGATGAATTGGCGGAATCTTGAGCGGAACCGCGCAGTCCTCGAGCTGTTCTACGCCAGCGGAATCCGCCTGAACGAGCTTCGGATGCTCGATGCGTCGGACATGGTCCTGAACGACCGCCGACCGCATTGCGTCATCCGCTATGGCAAGGGCAAGCAGCAGGGCATCGGGCGCCTGACGCCGGAAGCTGTCGACGCCGTCAAGGCGTGGCTGCCGAAGCGCTCCGGTATCCTCCGGAAATGGGAGAAGCCCGCGGAGCCCGCGCTGTTCGTCTCGCGGATCGGGGACCGCCTTGGAGAATGGCGAATCTGGAATATGGTCGTCGAGGTCGGGCAGAAGATTCTGGGCCGGCGGATCCACCCGCACCAGTTCCGGCACTCGTTCTGCACGGACCTCCTGAACAACGGCGCTGACCTCGAGAGCATCCGCAAGCTCGCGCGCCACAAGAACCTGAACACGACCCAGAAGTATCTCGCCGTGTCCACCGCCCACCTCGACGAGGCATACGCCAAGCTGCCGCGCAGAAGATAGGGGGCCCCCGTAGGAGGTCCGGGGGCCCGGGTTAGGGGGTAGCAACCGGCCGCCTTTACGGGCGACCGATAAGGGTGGGGTCTAGCGTTTCGCCTGTGATTCGACGTACTCCAGCCGATCGGCCGCCTGCGCGATCAGCTTGTCCGAGAGCGCCTTGTGGGCGTTGATCGCCGCTTCGCCTTCGGTCTTTCCGTCGACAAGTACATAGATGCGGATGTCTGGATCTGGCGCCTCGTTCAGCGGCTTCGACTTGAAGCGGAAGACCACGGTCCAGGCGCTGCCTGCCGCGGACTGGGCATCCGCAATCGAGATCAGGAAGATCGCGATGGATGCCGCGAGCACGAGGATGAAGAACGCGAAGACCGTCGAGCCAACAAACTTCTTCATACGGCACCTCTACGTCGTGATCTTGACGTCCCAGTCCTGCACTCCAAGCCGAACCACGATTGCGCCGCGGCGATTCGGACCGAGCCCGGCGCGTTCAGCATAAGTGTTATGCCAGCCAAGGAATCCGCCGGTCACGCCGAACCACCTCTGCTTGGCGCGAGCCTCCATCCCGTGCGCGGAGAAGTCCATGTACTCCTTGCCCCAGTGGATTGGCTGGTGAGCGTGCCCCATCAGGAACACGTCGGCGACGTGGTGGCGCTCCTGTTCGCGGCATTTGCGCAGGGCCGCCTCGGGCGAGCACCCATTCCCGCTACCGTGCCAAGAGTGGATAGTGTACGTCTGCTTCCCAATCTTCAGGCGAGTCAGAGCCTGCCAGCGGCCCCATAGCGGGGTGACGTCCGGTTGCGGCTCGGTCATCGCCTTCGGCAGCGACTGGGCCTGAAGGAATACGTTCAGTTCCTTCGCCACGCTGCGGCCGGTTTTGGCCTCGGTGCGCCACGCGTGGTTCGAGTCGTGGGTGATGATGAGCTTCCCGGCCTCCGCGACGGGGCGCCAGTAATCGGCCGCCTCCATGTACTGCTCTTCCGGGTGTTTGTCGCTATCCCACATCATTGAATTGTGGACCTCGTCCCCGGGGATCGCGTTCTCCATATCGTCGCCGAGGTTGAACGCGAACCTGTTGGGACCGCGAAGCAGCCAACTGCGCCAGCTGAGCAGCCGACGGCGATCGCACGCCTTGTGCCCGAAGTGCGCGCAGCAGAAGCTGATGAGCTCAATGTGCGATGGCTTTCCCTTGACCTTGAGCCTGACCTCGTGGCACTTCATTTCAGCTTCCCCATCGACTTGAGGGCGACATGCAGCTGGTCGCTCAGCTGTTCGTCCGTGAGAGGCTCCATCTGGCGGTGGCTGATCGGGATACTGATCCAGCCGTGCCTACCCCATTTCTTCCTCGCCTCCGTCACAGCCGCCGTCTCGAGGACGTGGCGCATGAAGAACGAGATTTTGAGCGACGGAATCCCGACATGGGCGGCGACGTCTTCCATGTAGCACGGGGACGCCGGCTTTAGGCCGAGCCGCTTGACCGCGCCGATGATGCGCTCAACGTATTCGTTGTCCAGGTCCATCTGCCCGAGCGCCCGCCTGGTGGACTCATTGACCCCAAGGTATGGACCGCGCGCCATGAAAATAGATCTCATCTACCCGCCTCCTTCAGGACGGCGATGAGGTCGAGGTACGTCTCGTCCGTCACCGTCTTCCCGTGCCACTTGATGAACCAGTGCCCCAGCGTCAGAACCCGAGGGCCATCCTCATCAGCGAAAACAGCTGCGAGAGGATCGGCATCAAGCCCTCGCCGATCTTGTAGAAGGTCGCCGATTCGGCCCCCGTCGCATCCCCGCCCGTGGCTCCTAGCCACATCGAGTTCAGCTCGGCGCATCCCGTCAGGGAGAGCATCGTGATCATGAAAAAACACGCCACCGCCATCGGCCTCGCGTACTTCATTGGACTGTCCCCTTTCTCCTTTGGAGTTCTGCATATCTCGTTACCGCCAACAGGTAAGCAATCATCTTGTGGTCCGTGAACGACTTGCCGCTGAGGTCTGACGTCAAGATCTTGTCCGCGAAGATGAGCCAGCGGAACAGGCCGCCGATTGGTCCAATCTCCTTGCCGTCGCTGTTCAGATGCAGCGCAGGCGAGACGTGCCGATAGCCGATCTTTGGCATCCTTGGAACGATGTCATCGGCGTGCACAACGCGGACGTGATCTATTTTGAGCGCCTCGAATGTCTCGGCGAATGCGGAGTTGCCGACGCGCGGACTGCCGAACGTGGTGAGCGAAACCTCGTATCCGTCCTTTGCGAGTTCCGCCGCCAGGATCGTCGCGATGGCGCCGCCCAGGCTGTGACCGGTCAGGTGGATCGGCCGCATTGGGTGGGTGCGCACGAACCGGAATACCTGATGCTGGATCGCTTCGAACTCTCTTAGGAATCCTGTATGGATCCCGTCGCCGGACGCCGTTTCGGTCATCAGAACGTCGCCGTCGATGAACGCATCACGGATGCTCGCGGTCCCGCGGATGGATATGAGCGGGCCGTAGCCGAAGCGCATGAATCCGCGGCAGAGGCCGAGGTCATCCTCTAGCGGCGTGTACTCGTCAGGCTTAGAATATGCATCAGCCGCCGCGTCTGCCAGATCGCAGATCAAGTCAGGGCTCACGCGCTACTCCTTACCGACCGAGCGCCTTGTCCTTCGCTTCGAAGTGTTCGAGGACCATGACCGCACGCGTCATGAGTTCGTTGGTCTTGAGGCCGATGAACCAGACATAGGCCATGAGGAGGAGGGCCATCATGATGGGGAATCCGGTCTTCGCGATGAACTCCGTCAGCGGGTTCATCCACCAGATTCCGCGGCTCTGGCCTTGCCAGACCGTTTCCCTCTCAGTCCCCATGCTGTTCTCCGTCAGTCGTCGACCTTGATGCCGTACTTCTCGAGGAGCGCGCCGACGTGCTTGGCGTTGGCGCCGGCGAACTTGGCGTCCTTGAGTACCGATGCGATATGCTCGTCGAGCTTGGCCTTGATCCAGTAGGTGGCGTCCTTGCCGAGCTGCTCCTCGGCGGTGAGCTTGGGGCGCGGGCCGGGATCGGGGGCCTGTGTCGTGATGTGGCGCTCGAGGGCGGCTGCCCACGCCTGGGTACGTTTCGCGATCTCCAGGTCCATCACCGCGAAGTAGTCGTCAACGCCCTCTTGGTCGAGAGTCTCCTGGAGTTTGACGAGGCGGCCGAGCGTCTTCGCGTCCGCGCCCTGCGCAGTCGCGGCGTTCAGCGCCTGGAAGATCAGCATCCGATCGCGGAACGTGAATACGCGCTTGACGCAGCCGGGATGTTCGTCCACCAGCTTGCTACCCTCGATTAGTTCCATCTGTTTTCCTCCTTCGTGGTCAGGGCCCTAACCCGTTGGAGCATTCATATCCCCATCCTTCGCCTGTCAACTTCGAATTCACATTGAATCGTTGCCACAGCGGGCTCTTGTGCTGCGGGTCGTCGATGACGGTATGAAGAAGTTCGTGGGCGATTGCTGGCATCAGCGGCAAATCGGTATGCCGCCACGCCGAGTACTGTGTTCCGAAGCTGTTCCCGGGGGCGCGGGCGATAAAGCACGGGTGAGGGTCGGTGTCCGTGTAGACGCGCGACCAGATGCAGACGCCGATCCAACCAGCGCCCATGTACGAGACGCCGCCAGCCCAGCCCGCGCCATCGACCCACATGACGTAGTCGTCGACAAGCCACACGGCGTAGTTCGGGGCCGGATAGTCCGGGAACAGCTTTGAATAATAGAGATAGCTAGAGTCGACTGCCCAATCGAGATCCTTCTCGGTGACCCACCCCTCTTTCACCGATCGGAATGGCCCGCCATCTCGGACGTGCCCGTTGGGCGTCTGAACGTAGTACTTCGGCTGTTGTATCCGCCACTGAGCGTAAGGGTCGCCAACGCCGCAGGAAACCAGCAGGACGGCGATCGCGCAGCGTAGGTACTTCATCAGTTGATGACCTCCACGATCATGCCTTCCTGAACGATGTCGTTGTCGGCGGTCGCGGCGGCCGTGCACTTTACGACGATGGTCGCCGTCTCGGTCTGCGTGCCGGCCGTGAGCTCCTGGTCGAAGATGAGCGTGGCGCCCTGGAGAGTGCGGGCGACGATGTCCTGAGTGCTAGAGCCGGTGCGGATGATGACCGCTTCGACCTCCCACTGTCCGGCGATGGAGACCGTCAGCGCGGTCGTCAGCACCGTCTGGGAGCCGACGTTGAACGTAAGCGTCTTCGCGTTCGCGTTGTTCGCCGTGGTGCCCCATGCCTTGACGCGAATGGCCTTGTTCGTCGTGACGAGGACGTTGGCCGGGATGGTGAAAGTCATCAGGTCATCCGTGCCGCCACCGACGTTTCCGACCGCTGTCGAGATGACGCTCAGAGTGCGCGGTAGCGCCTTCCAGCTGGTCGAGTAGAAGTTCAGCTGGTCGGCGTTGGAGTCGATAACCAGCGGCTTCTGGGCCGTCGGGATGCTCGCCGGGGTGCCCGTGGGGACGCCCGCGCAAGATTGGAGATGCAGGAAGCCTTCCGTCGCGGACGTAGCGAGCGCGGAAGTGCCGTGGGCGAAGCGAGCATTACCCTGCGCCGTCAGGCCGGTGGCCGCCGTGGCGCTCGCCGTCCAGCCTGACGTGCCCACAACGACCGACGTGCCGAAGTAACCGGTGCGCACGTTGTTCGTCGCGTCGCCGAGGTCTTTGGCGTTACCACCGCCCAGCGGAATCCATGCAGTAGCACCGGAGACAACTCCCCACGCGTTAGAGCCGTTGCGGGTGAGAAGAAGGTCTGTATCCGTCGCCGGGCCAATTGATAGCGAGCCGGATGAAACAGAGATTACGCCGTTCGTCCCATCGTGGGCGATAGAGGCGTACTTAGTGCCGGTGGTCGTCCCGTAGACCCGCAAGGTCTGGGCATTTGTCGAGTTCTTGATCGCTGTGATTCCAGCTCCATCGCTCTGAATCAGGATGTTTGCTGCGCCGACCGTGCCGACGCCAAGGCCACCAGTGACCGTCCAGAAGCCAGCGCCGTCCAGTCCAGCCACCGTTGAGGCTGAAGCGGCGACGTCTATGCGAGTCGAGGCAGCGTTCCAGAAGAAGCCCCAATTCGTTGAATTCGCGAAGCTGTAGTTCGGGGAGGCCGCGCTCCCGTTCGGCGCCAGAAGCTGCGAGGACCAGTAGAGCGAGCGCCAGCGGACGCTCGATGTGCCGAGATCAAGCGAACTGTCCGAGCCGGGGCGAACATGCACCGCCGCGGTAACGAATGCACCGCTGCCCGAGGTTCCGAGGACCACGTCGCCGCTGTTCGTGGTGTAAACGGCGTTCGTGCCGTCGTGCGAGAGGCTGGCGTACTTCGGGCCGGTCGTGGTGCCGTAGATGCGGAACGTCTGGACATTGGTACCACGCTTCAGCGCAAGAATGTCGTTCGCTCCGTCGCGAAGCAAAGAGAGGTCGATCGTGGCCGCGGCGTTCTCGGACGACGTCCAATTCAGCGACTGGCTGGCGCGGAGACGAACCGTGCCGGTCGAGATGCTGAGTTCGTTGACCCCAGCGGTTGCAAAGTTGATGAACGGTCCGGCGCTGAAGTACATGCCGACGCCGGTGGAGCTAGCGAAGGAGTACGAGGGAGCCCCGACCGCGCCGCTAGGAGCAAGAGCCTGCGTCCCCCAGTAGATCGACCGCACGGTGTTCGTGGAGTCGCCGAGGTCGTAGGTGTTCGCGTTGCTCGGAGTCCAGTGCCCACTACTGGGGAGCTTCCACTGGGCGGCGAGGCCGGCAGCGAAGTTCAGCGTATCCCCGTCCGTCTGGAGCAGCGCTGCGGAGCCGGTATGCAGCAGGTCGACGTAATGGGCCACTCCAGCCGCGCCGTATACGCGCAGCCGTCGATATGTGCCCTTTGGTGCGAGATAGACTGTGTCTCCACCCTCGACACCGAAGTAGGCACCGCTACCCGTGCCGGCCAGCACCGTGAGATTTCCGGACGAGTCCCATCCGAGGTACCCGCTGATGCGCTGGAGAGAGCCGGGGAGCGTAACGACAGCGGCGGCAGGGACCTCTGTTTCGGGGGCCTTGATACATTTGTCGATCAGGAACTTCAGCTCCTGGGCGACCATCGTCAGCTTGTCGAGCGCGTTCTCGACGGACACGGGGGAGTACGGATTCTGATTCTTGATGTCCGTCAGCTGAGTGATCGCGGCGCCCTGGCGGATCATCAGCGTGTAGCCGGTCGCCGGGGCGACGAGCATCGTCACGTTTCCGCCGCCGATGTTGCCCGCGCCACTCACCGTGTAGTCGGTCGTCAGCGCCTGCGCCGTCTCGACCTGCGTCGTGTCATTGACCAGCGTGACGACGAGATCGGCCGTGGTGTTGATCTTGAAGGTGTATGGGAAGACGGTCGTGGCGCCGTTTCCAGCCGCCGTGACATACGGCGTGGTCGTCGAAATGGACACGCTTGCCTCCGTTCTGCACTTCCCACGGAGGCGTTGCGGGGCGAGGCTTTCGCGAGGCCCTGCGCGTGCGCGGGTGCTATTGTTTTAGCCCCAGCCTAAGCGGCCGGAACTGAATTTTTCAATTCACCATTGACTTGGCTCGAGCCGGACTGTACGTTTCGAGCATGAGAGTAAGTTTGATTCTGCTTGTACTCGCCTGTGGCTGTGCGAGTAAGCCCGCGATCAAGGACTACGCCGCCGCCGACGCGGACGTGATCAAGGCGCGCAAGGCCGCCATTGCGCGAGTCGACGAGATGGCCCCCTCCTATGTGAAAGGCAGCGAGACTGCGGAGGCCATCGGTTACGCGATCCTGTCCGACTGCGGCAACGAGCGCGTTACGCTGGTGTCGGCGATGCAGCGGCGCGCGAGACTGGACCTTGCGAGCGCGAGAAAGGCCGACATTTCCGAGCGGTTCGCGAAGATCGAAACGGAAGTCTCCGACATGGTTTACCGAGAGGGGGTCGCCGCAATCATTCGGTTGCGCCGTAGCGTTGGGCTGACGACGAGGGAATGAGACCATGAGCATCTTCAGACGCGCGACCATCGCGGCAGCGGCGCTCTCCGCGCTCGGATTCTTCTCGGCGTCTACGGTGCGGGCCTTCGAAAAGGCTTCGCGTGAAGAGTGCGCTTGGCTCGCCGCTCTCGGCGTCCTCGTGCCGTGCGCGATCTTCGGAGCGTACATCGTCATCAACTGGATCATCACCGGGCGCCCTTCTTTGGAACGGACCCAGTCCCCGTCACAACCCCCCGCAGGAAATCGACAGGTCCAGACGGCGTCTTGCTCCCCTCCGCAACATTCGTAAGGTACTTCGCGGGCTTCGCGAGCGCGCCCGTCGGAACACCGGTTAGACCGCCGAACACCGTCAACACGTCATCGACCGCCTTGCCCTTCGCGCCCTTGATCGGATTCCCATGCTTGTCCTCGCCGAATGTGGCATCGTAGACGTCGAACGGCGTCGAGGCGAACTGTTCCGCAAGCGACACGGCCGGCGATACGTTGATGGTGTCGTTGTGTGGGTTCTTGTCGAACTTGTTGATCATCACGTCAAGGAAGGGTCCAACGCCAGGCGCCATCGCCTTCGCCTCCTTGAACTGGGAGCCGAAGAAAAACGCCATGATGTCGTCGAGGTATCCGTCGTCGTCCGGGTCGAGATCCTGATTCGCCATCAGCTTGTAGATCATCCCGCTGACGAGCGCAGGGATGGTGAAGCCCGTCATCGCGAGAACGGAGAGCTTCGCGGCCTTCGCTGGAAGGCCGAGTTCCTTCCGCATGATCTTGACGCCCTCGCTCCCGAGCAGGTTCGCCCGCATGTTGAACCAGCTGGTGTACATCGTGAAGAGACGGACGGCGGCGTTCCCCGCTTCGAATGAACTGACGTCCTCCGGCGCGCTGCTTCCCTGAGTCGTCCGCACGATGCTATCCGCATGCTTTACCGCCGCGGCTTCGTCCTTGCCGCTGGCGAGCGCCTCGTTGAACGCGGCCTTCCAGACCACGTCGTCGACCATGCCCTGGGTCAGCTTGGACAGGATGAAGACGTGCTTCATCGTCAGACGCTTCGCATTCTTCCAGAGCCCGGCGTCGTGCAGGACTTCGTCCGTTGCCTCCTGAAGCGACCCGACGACCTCTTGTGTGCGGTGCGCCATATAGTCGGACAGGCCAACGATTGCCTTGTGCGTCTCGAGTGGGCTCGCCATGAAGCTTCCGAGCGCCTGTACGAGATGGCCGCCGCCGACCTTCGTCGATGCGACAACGAGCCCCTCGTAGTTCTGGGCCGCGTTCACCACGTTCAAGCCGAGCTGTTTCACCCCGGCCGTCGTCTTCATCCACCGAGCGACCTTTCCGAGCCAGGACCACCCGGTCGGCATCTTCTGTTCTACGGTCTGGGTGGCGGTGCGCTGGAGCCACGGCATGATGATGCCGCTCGCCGCGGACGGGTTGAACTTCTTGAGGCGGTCGCGGAACTCGTCGTTCCACATGAGCCGCCGCAGTTCCGCGACGTGCGGCTCGATGTTGATGTATTTACCGGCCCACCGAATATGTTCCGTGACCTGGCCGACGTCCATCCGGAGCGCCTTCCAATAGCCGCTCGACCGGTTCTTCGTGCGCCCTGAGCCGGCCGTAGGGAGCGAGAAGGAGTTCCCAACCTCGGCCGCTCGCTGCTCCTCGCGGACTGCGGACTTCTCGACCTCGGCGGGGTCGGCGAGCGCGGGGAAGTAGCCGCCGCGGTATTCGGCCCAAGGCGTCGAGAACGGGGTCGCCGTGACCTCGTTGAAGTAGTACCCGTTCAGCGCCTTGTGGGTCTGTTGGAGCTGCGGCTTGATCTCCTCGAACAGATCCCATACGGATTGCACGAAATCGTAGTCGGCCTTCGTCAGCACGCCCTCGCGCTGCATCCGCTCGATGAAATGGTCCCAGCGAGACGTGTCGAGATTGCCTTCCTCGTCGAGCTTCGCCCAGCCACGGCCGAGGAGCAACTTCCAGAGGTTGCTACCGCCGTCCTCTCGGTTCCCCGTGTGGAGCAGCGCGCCGAGCAGGTCGCGCTTCCCGTTCTTGAAGGTGAAACCGAGTTCCGGCGCGTTGATCTCGTCTTTGGAGAGCTTCGGCAGTTCTCGGACGATGGCCTCGTATTTCTTCAGGTACTCATCGAGGAACACGCGATAGGCGTCCGTCCCCTCGTGGATCTTCTCAGGGAAGACCTGCTTGAAGAAGTCGCCGATCGCTTCCGCCCAGTGCTCGACGCGAGTGAATCCCGCGCGGCCTTGGATGAGCATGCCGACGTTTTCGTCAGTCTCCGTCCGAGTCGCATTCGTCGGCTTGGCCTTCTCGATAGCGTCCATCTCCATGGTCAGCTTCGCGATGACGTCCTTGATGTGCTCGCGCACGAGCCCGACCCGGATCTGATTCGTCTTGGTCGACATCTCGAGGACGGCGTCCACGGCCCGCTTGACGGCCCGGAACTCGTCGTAGGTGAGGTCAGCCAGTTCCCGGTTCGCCTCCGGTACGGCCTCGTCGACGAGGTTCTTCATGTCCGCGTACAGCTGCGGATC